CGCTCAGATGCGCTATTGATTATTAATGGTGCAATTCAGTTACGGATCTATGTCCGGCTGTATGCACCATTAAGGCAATACATTTGAGTGCCGTATCGCACGTAAGCAGATTAGCTTACTCTTCTTCCGTCGATGGCTGATATTCCCCTGTAAAGAGGCCATATCCCCCATCGGTAATCATACCCTTCGTGGACTCCAGCTTTATGGAACCACACGTAGGCATGATACTCATCGAAAGGAGTACCCGCAGGTTCTCCTAAGAAGGACGGCTCGACGACCCCTACATCTGGTGTCATCGAAAACTCTGTCGGTTCCGGTAGCGGTAACTTTTCGCTTACCGGAGCAACAGGGTCAGGAAGAGGTTGGCTATTCTGAATAACTGCTGACCACCGTTTCCATAGGCGCACCTGGGATGGGGTAAGAATACCCTTAATCTCAGGCTCCTGTGGACGTGTAGTCGCCAACACTGTGGTACTAAAGTTATAGTAATCTTTTACTATAGCCAAGTACTCAGTGTACATCGCAGAGAAAGTCAGGGAGTGCGACCCCGACATTAGAGTCCAGCACCGGGTCATCAATCGGTTTAAATCGATTTTCCAACCCAGTGTTTGTCCAACCCTTATCGAGTGTATAATCATATACAGTCGATAAGCAATTTCTCTTGCGACACCTCGGGAGGTTCCCCAGTTGATATCATCAACGGAGAACCAGCTCCACCAGCTATCGTTATCCTGCCAAGGAAGAACGATTCCATCGAGGTCTAAACCTAGATCTTCGCGGCATATTCCTTCCGCGAGATCTGCAGCCCACGCACCAGACACTGATCCACCTAAGGACAGTGGGGCTAACTGGTGCAGTTTCTCGAATACTCGAGAAACTTCACGATCCACAAACTGTTGGATAACAACTTGTGCGTCGTGAGCATAACGTCGAACGGGAGCTTGGCCTAACTCAAAGAAGGCTTTAGCTTCGTCCGGCGTTTGGGGAACGTTGGCTGCTAGTATTAGCAGCCGAAGTCGAGCGGAAAGACGACCAATTGGTTTATTCAACCAAGATCGAACTTTCCATCCGGCCCCTAGAGCCTGTAATGCTCTGGCGAACGGGGTGCCGGTCTTCCTCATTAATTGAAGGAAGGCTCCGATATTTCTCGTGGCACTGTAATATTCTTTGAATGTTACAGGAGAAACGTCGACTCCTTTCACTATAGTACGTTTCGCGAATTCAAACGCGATACCTCTATGTGAAAGTAAGGATTTGGAGGTATTAACCCCAACTCCGAGAGACTTCATGATCCGCAGATAGGCAATAGCCACACTGCGATCGCCGATCACTACGTCGTCCCCCAGGACTGCGTAGTTTATGTAAAGTTTCCACTTAGGGAAACCGGCAGACCAGGCTGCGCACTGCACCAGGAAATGGTGAGTGAGCGCTAACGAGGCCCATGAGCTAAGCGCACCCATCGGTTGACCTACGGCATAAGTCAGTTTAATAACTGTCTCATTACCGTTATGGTCTTCTGTCCGAAGGGCGTAAGTTCGGCCAGTTAGGAGGTTGGCCCAGGCAGCTGCACTTTCCCGTCCTAAAATCGCGCCAATTAGCGATTTCTGGATAGAAAGAGGCAGTCGATCCGTTGCAGCAGATAGGTCTAAAGACCAGAATCCACTGTGCGGTCGAACGTGTTTCAGCGGTGCTGTTTGGTCAAATGTCCCATCCATTGGAACATCTTTAAGAATCTTAAAGATGAGTTCATGAATAGGATATAAGGCCCACTGCGTCCACGCGTCTACCATAGCGAAAACCCTAACTTTACCTGCCGCTTCTTCTTTGGTTCCTAGTTTCCCAAGACCTCGAAGAAGTTTAATTTGTCTCGGTTTGTCGAAAGACTTACCGACCAACGGGATCGTACCAGTTATGTTTCGTAACGGTACCACCCAGTTTACAAGATCTATCAATTGATAGCTTCTAAACTGGTACAGGAGAGTTGTGAAACTCTCCCATAATCCGGGTAACGAGCGCAGCGTTAATAGCTGTCGCAACATTACTGTTGGATGGGTGTTAAATTCACCCATGAATCCTGTTACACCCGGTCCTCCCTTAAACAGAGGGAAGATCGCGTTTCTCGCAGCGCGATAAACCATTCTATGAATGGCACCCGCAGAGAACCGAGCTGAAACAAAAAGCGATACAAACAAGGGTATCATCCCTCGTAGGTACGGAACGATAGAATTATCGCCCGTATTCGCTTTTATTATAGTGTTCCAGTTTAGTTTACCAGGATACTTTATCACTCGATACAGATTAACGAGTGTTAAAGCCAAACGGATAGCAGCTGTCTCTCCGTTACGTATTCGCATCCGATACGTAACATTAAAGAAACGAGGCAGGCCGGACTTTGTTCGCGAAACTCGCGGACCAAGAGGTGTTAGGCTATGGGTTACATGCCCACCTAGAGACTGTTGGAGCATTACAGTCGAACTCTTTAAGAAAAGAGTCAAACCTTTTGGCCCCTGGGTTTCCAGGATGTGGCTGCATACCCGCGCAAAGGTCAACAGTTGTCGAACAGTTGATACGGTGTGTATTGCCCCGGCAAATAGAGAGATACCTTTCAGGTGTCCCACTATTGCCGCCCCCGCTTTTACACGGAGGTAATCAAGGACTTTGTCCGGATTAAAACGTGATCTAAGCAACGCGCTGTGGTAGATGCTTTTGGGATGTCCCTTAGCAACACCACTGCTTCTTACCCGGTTAAGGGTAGAAGGGGAGCTAAGCCCAAAGGAGTTGAATTTCTCAACAAACTTCGGGTTAGCCCC